CCACCACCCAGAAGCAGCCCGTCGTGGTCGCCGATCCTCAGGCGCCCGCGAAGTACAACGTGTTTGGCTTCCCGGTCATCATCGAAGACGGCGTCGGCACCGACATTATCTTCGGCGACCTGAAGGAAGGCTACGTCTGGAACTTCGCCAAGGACGTGGAAGTCGAGTCCGATGCCTCTGTGGCGTTCCGCACCGGCTCCACCGTTTTCCGCGGCATGGCCCTGGGCGACGGCAAGCCCACCGGCGTCGGCCTGGTGCGCTTCACCAAGTCCGCTTCCTAAGGGGACGGAATCATCATGGGGCGGAGGGCCTGACGGCTCCCGCCCCTCTTAATTAGCGGGGTGAATGACATGCTGAGCGAGACAAAGGCCGCGCTGCGGATCTCCACGGACGCCTATGATCAGGAAATCGCGGCGCTGCTGAGCGCTGCGGCGCGTGATCTGGAGATCGCGGGCGTGGTCATTCCCGGAACGGTGAATATTACTTTCGACGATGAGACGGGCGCGGAGGATCTGACGGATATCACCGACCCGCTGATCCAAATGGCCATGATCACCTACGTCCGGATGCATTTTGGATCACCGGACGATTATGACCGGCTGGCCAGCGCATACGAACTCCAAAAGGTTCAGCTGATGCACGCTGACCAGTACACGGACTTCGGGGGGTGACGCCGATGGTGAGAGCGGACGTGATCCAGCTGATCACCGAGACCCGGAGCGCCCACGGAGTACATGAGAGCATCACAGAGACCGCGAGACAGGTCTACGCGGAGATCCGGAGCGCGACCAGAAGCGAGTATTACACGGCGCTGAACGCGGGCATCCGGCCCAGCTACGTTTTTAAGCTGACCGCCGACGGCGACTATCGGAACGAGCGGTATCTGAGATACCAGGGACTGAAGTACAGCATCGCCCGGACCTACCTGACCAGGGACGGAGGCATCGAGCTGACCGCGGAGAGGAGCGACGAGAATGGCTAAACGGAAAACGGCGCTGGCGGCCACGCCGGCGGTGACGACCGTGACCGTCGACGTCGCGGACCTGATCACGGAAAAGCTGAACACGCTGGCCGGAATCGAATTCGCCCGGGATGCCTGGGAGAACAAGGCGCCCGAGCAGTACGGCGTGGTGACGCTGGGCATGGAGCCGATCGTGCAATATGCAGACGGCCACCTGATCGATGAGATCAATCAGGTCACCGTGGACATGTACACCGAGGGAAGTTCTGACACATGGCCCGCACTGGTGCGGGAGAAGCTGGCAGAACTGGAAGACGGGAACGACTGGCTGGACCTGAGCTGCCGGCTGACGGCCCGGGAGTACCTTTTCGACATCAACAAGGTTCGCTGGACGATGCAGATCAATTTCGCCGGGCCGGTGATCCGGACGGTATCGACAGGCGGGTGATGCCAATGGCAAAGCTTAACATCGTTAATGAGGACGTCATGGATAAGCTGAGCAGGCTGGAGACCGGGATGCGCCGGGAAGGCATCCGCCGAATCGTGATGGCCGGAGCTGACGCAGAGATCGCCGAAATGAGCGAAAGAACCCAAAGCGCTCACCACGTCCGAACCGGGCAGATGATGCAGCGAATCGGGACCGGTGCTTATCATGAGGAATTCGGCGGAGGAAGCATAAACGTCTATCCGCAGGGAACGGACAGCCGTGGTGTCAGCAACGCCATGAAAGCTTTCGTGATTAACTACGGCATCGGCGGAAATCCGACCAAAAAGGGCAAGGCGAACCGGACCGGCGACAAGTTTATTACTAAGCAAATCCGGCGGGCGAAGGATAGAGTTGCGAAGGCGATGGCCGCAGAGGCATCCGCCGTATTTAACGAAATGACTGGAGGGAACTAAAAATGATCGTTGGAGCGAAACATCTTACATGGGCTCCTTATACTTCCGGCGGCGCCGGCAGCGCCATGGTCTACGGCACCGGCACCATGGAAGTAGACAAGGTCGTCCGGGTGGACATGAGCGAGGAGCGCGGAGACGTGGCCTTCTACGCTGATGATAAGCGGATCGACCGGGACAACAGCATCAACGGCGCCAGCGTGGCCATCGAGGTGGCCCAGCTGACGGCGGAGATGCGCGAGAACATCCTGGGCCACGTCAAGGCAACAAACGACTACACCGTGACGGAAGACGCCAGCCCCTACGTGGGTGTTGGGTTCTGTCTTAAAGAGCGGTACAAGGGAACGGTCACCTATCGCACCTACTGGTACTACAAGGTGCAGTTCTCCGAAGGACAGCGGTCCTTCAACACCAAGGGCGAGAACCTGGAATTTCAGACCGAGAGCCTGGAGGGCGAAGCCGAGGCCGTGCAGCTGACCGAGGCCGGTGCGATGGCGTATTACGTGTACGCGGAGAACGCCACCGAAGCCGCCGCCATTACCTGGCTGAAGGGCAAGGCCGGCGTGTCCTGAGACTGACAGCGGGGCGGGTATCCCCCGCTCCGCTTTTTTAACGATCTGAGGAGTGGAAAATGGAAAGCATTAAAATCGGCGACAAGGAATACGAACTTGTCTTTTCCATGTATACCATGGAAATGATTGAGGAGAAATACGGGAAGGTCCGGGAGATCATCGACCAGATCTCCAAGAGCAAGAAGCCGGAGGTTAAGCTGACCCGGGAGCTTTTCGTGATGATGGCCCGGACGGCGCTCTGGGAGAAGGGGCTGCCGGAGGACGTGGACGACCGTCCGCTGCGGAAGCTGCATTTTGAGGACTACAACAAGCTGATGATCCGGCAGCGGATGATCATCGAGATCGCCAGGGGCATGAAGAGCGAGACCACCGGCGGGAACGAGGCCGACGACCAGAAACATGACGCCTGGCTGGAGGAAGACGAAAAAAACGGATAGACCGGCGGGAGACGCGGGTCCGTGAGTACTACGGATACGCTCTGATCGCCGGGATCCGATACGAAGACGCCCGGAGGATGAAGCCCGGGTGGATTTTGGATATGTACATCATGCGGCTCCGGTATGACGCCAGGATGGCGGGCGGCCGGCGCCGGAGACTGTAGGAAGCCGCGGGAGCCCCGCGGAAACGGCAAGGGAGGAGAAAAGCGTGGCAGACGAGATTAAACAAAAAATAGTCCTGGAGGGCGAAAAGGAATACTCCGCCGCGCTGAAGGAAGCCAACCGGAACCTGAAGACCCTGAAGAGCGCCCTGAAGGCGGAGAGCGCGGAGCTGGGGAGCAATGCGAGCGCCCAGCAGAAAAACGAGGTCAAGGCCAGAACCCTGAAGAAGCAGATCGCAGAGCAGGAAAAGGTTGTAGCTACCCTGCAGAGCGCTCTGAAAGAGGTTAAGGATAAGTATGGCGATAATGCGGACGCTGTCGCCAAGTGGGAGCAAAAGCTTAATGACGCCAGGTACGATCTGGCAAATTTTAACAATGAACTCCAAAAGGCGGAAAGCGAGCTGGCGAACAGCAAGGACTCCCTGAAGGACAGCGCGGACGCCTACGGGGACGCCGCAGATGCCGCCACGGATTACGCAAACGCCACCGACGCGGCGGGTCAGGTTGCGGACGCGGTGACCTTCCAGAGCGTCATGAACGCGGCCGACAACCTGAAAGACAGGCTTGTCGGGGCCATGAACACCATCAAGGAGCTGGGGAAGACCGCCTGGGACTGGATGAGCGACAGCGGAGCCTGGGCGGACGAGCTGCAGACCCTGAGCGATCAGACGGGCATCGACAAGCAGACCTTGCAGGGATGGCGGTACGCCAGCCGCTTTGTGGATGTCGAGGTCGAGACAATCACCAAGGCTTATGCGAAGCTGACCAACAGGAGCAAGAGCGTCAACAAGGCGCTGAAAGAGATCGGCATCAAGGCGGACGCCGGCGTGGACGCGGGGACGGTATTCTGGGAAGTCGTCGAAGCCATGGAAGAAATGGACGACGTGGCCCGGGAGAACACCGCGAAGGAATTCTTCGGAAAGAGCTACCAGGAACTGATGCCCCTGATCAAGGCGGGGCGTGAGGGCTGGGAGGGCTATATCAAAGAGGCCCAGGACGCCGGGTATATCCTGAGCGACGAACAGGTGAGCCGGCTGAGCCAGTTTGACGACGCCCGGCAGCAGCTGGAGGCCAGCTTTGAAAGCCTGAAGCTCCAGGTGGCGGAGCAGCTGGCGCCGGCCTTTGAGAAAGTGGCCCAGGCCCTGACCGATATCGTGGACAAATTCATCGCCTGGGGCAAGACCGAGGAAGGACAGGCGGCGCTGAAGGGCCTGGGGGATGCCATCGAGAGCATCATCAACAGCCTGACGGGAGAAGTTGACTTTAAAGCAATCGTAGAAGGCGCCCAGCAGGCCATCGAGGGATTTACGGGGGCGCTGGACTGGATCAGCAAGAACTGGGAAACCGTGAAGGCCGGGATCCTGGGGATCGGCGGCGTGATCGGCGGGCTGAGCGTGGCCAAGGACGTGCTGAGCGCGCTGCAGCTGATCAAGGGGATTAAGTGGAGCATGCTGCCGAAGGCGCCGGCGACGCCAACGGGGCCGGTGGCCACGCCTTCCGCCGACGGCGGAAAGAGCACCGGCGGGGGCACCTGGTTAACTTCAACAGCTTCGAAGGTAGTCGGCGGCGTTGCCGCCGGGACTGTGGTGCTGTTTGAAAACGCGGTGACTCCTCAGGGGAATGACGACGTTGTCCAGACCGAGAACGGGACCTGGGTGCGGGCCGATACGGGTGAAGCCGCGGACAAACACGTGATGCCGGAAGGCGCAACCATTTACACGCTGACGGAAGAAGACATAGCCCAGAGAGACGCCCAGGAGGCCGCAGAGAAGGACGCCCGGGAAGTATCCGTCACGCCGGAGATGCGGCAGGCCGCGGAGCAATACTGGGACGCGCTGCGGAGCTGGCGGAACGGCGAGCCCGGGAGCGATTTTGCCCTGGAGGACGCCTTCGACGCGCTGGACACCGCCTTCGCCGGGCAGGAGGAGGAGCTGGCGAACCTGAACACCCTGATGGACGAGCTGCAGGGAGACACGGACTGGGTCAGCACCGAGGACCTGCCGGACTGGTGGTTCACCGGGCCGGAGGGACTGACCAGCACCGACATCCAGGGCTTTGTGGCGCTGCCGGAGCAGATGGAGGCCGCGGTGGCGCGGGGCGCCGCGACCGGCGTGAACGGGCTGACGATCAGTATGGACGGATACACCGTGGCGCGGATCGTGGCGCCTCTGGTAAGCCAGATGATCGCGGAAAATATGTGAATGTGAGAGGAGCGAAAGCATGCAGCTGAGGCACAGAGTGGCCCTGGCGGGGGTGCAGCTGGACGAGGTGGACAGCCGGATCATCGTCCAGGGCGTACGGTCCGCCGGCGGGAAGACCAGCGTGAACGCGGTCTCCCTGTACGGCCGGGATGGGCAGCGGGTGACCAGCTCCCAGCGGGACACCATGGACATCGAGGTAAGCTTCGGGCTGCTGATTCGGAATAACGACATGGCGGCCCGGAGCGAGCTGCTGGAGGCAGTGAACACCTGGGCCAGCCGGGCGCTGAAAGAGAACGGCGGGGCATGGCTAACGGTTAATTACAAGGAAAAACGGCGGGTCCACGTATACCTGGAGACGCCGGCGGAAGAGGGCGACCTGCACGACTACGCCAACAGCTTCCGGATCGGGTTTAGAGCCTACGGCGTGCCATACTGGCAGGAGAGCTCCCCCACCACCTACACCAGCAGCATCAGCAGCTCCTCCAGCGGGCAGGTCATGGTGGACGGAAGCGCCCGGACCGTGGCGAATGTCCGGCTGGAGAACGCGAGCGGCGACCTGATCAACACCTGCCGGGTGACGGTCGGGCCGAATACCATGAATTTCACGGCGCTGGCGCTGGCCGGCGGAGAGACGCTGGTGATCGACCACACCGCGGAGGGCCGGCTGCGGATCCGGATCCGGAACACCAGCGGCGGGCACCGGAGCGTGATGGCCAGGCGGACGCCGGAGAGCGCGGACGACCTTTACGTCATGCCGGGCGAGCAGGCGGTGAGCTTCACCGCGCAGCGGGCCTGCACAATGACCGTCAGCGTGAACGGGCGTTTCCTGTAAGGGGGGTATGGCATGATTATTTTAAAGGGCCAGACCCTGACGCCTTCCACCTGGTTCACGCCGGAAAGCTTCCAGCTGCAGATCGGCGAAAAGGACAGCCAGGCCACCCTGACCGTGGGGCCCGACGCGCCGGAGGTTGAGATCGGCACCTGGATGCAGGACGACACGGAGCCCGGGGAGGGCATCGTCTGGCGGGTGAAGAGCGTCAGCACCGACTATAAGACCGAGACCCGGACCATCGGGCTGGAGCATATCATCCAGACCCTGGGCGATACCGTCATTCCGAAGGAAGTGGACGCGGCGGGCATGGGCGGCGGGAGCGAGGTAAGCGCCTCCAAGGCCGCCAAGTATGTGCTGGGGCTGCAGAAGATCTGGACGCTTGGGGCTTTTGAGTACAGCCAGAGCGCCCCGTACTCGTTTAACGGGGACAGCCTGCTGGACGCCCTGGAGACCATCTGCGGGACGCTGGCGGACAGCCGGTGGGAATATGACCTGACTTCCCTGCCCTTCAAACTGCACATCCGGAAGGCGGACACGGGGGCGGACAGCGAGCTGCGGGCCGGACGGAACCTGAGCACCATCACCAAGAGCGTGGACAAGAGCCGGATGTATACCCGGATCTATCCAGTCGGAAACGACGACCTCCGGCTGAGCGGGAAAGGATATATAGAGAAGAATACCGGGCTGTACGGCGTGGTCTGCAAGGTAGAGACCAACCAGAGTTGCGAGAGCGAGGAGCAGCTGAAGATCTGGGCCGAGGACCTGCTGCGGAGACACTGCGAGCCCACCGTAAGCATCACGGTCAGCGGGCTGGACCTGAGTCGGGAAACCGGGGAGGCGCTGGACCGGCTGCGGGTCGGGCGGATCTGCCGGGTGCCGATGCCGGAGCTGGGCACCACCATCGCGGAGAAGATCACCAGGCTGAGCTACCGGGACAAGATCCAGGACCCGGAGAGCGTCACCGTCACCCTGGCAAATAACCGGGAGGACGTGGCCACCATCTCCAAAGAGCGGGACAAGAGCGCGTCAACCAGCCGGATCGCCACCTCCAGAACCACCGGGGGCATCAAGAAGAAGGTCAAGGAAGAGGTCGACGGCCTTTATACCCATATCACGGACGTGGCGGGGCACTGGGCCGTCGAGGTCGGGAACGTCAAGAAGGAATTCAAGGCACAGATTGACGCCCAGGCGGACCGGATCAGTCTGGTGGTTGAGGGCACCGGGAAGAACGCGAAGATCCGGCCGGCGCAGATCGTAGCCAGCATCAACGAGAGCGGCAGCGATGTCCTGATCAGCGCTTCGAAGGTACGGCTTGAAGGAGACGTCAGCCTGAACAGCATCTTTTCCGTCAGCAGCGGCGCCATTGTGGCTAAGAAGCCCATCTGGCTGGGCGCCGTCGGGCGCGGGCCGGTGCTGAGCTCCACGGGGATCAATACCCCCATGCTGAACCTGATGAGCGGAGAGCAGGGCGTGGCGATCCGGGCTTCGGATGTGCAGGGAATGGTCATTAGCGCGGAGGTTGTGGATGATGGAAAAACCCTGCGGCTGAAAACCAAAGATAAGCAAACGATAAATTTTAACAAGGCCACTACACTGGAAGGAAAGTGGAGTGGCCGAGTCTTTACCGTTACCGCAACGCCCCAGGAGGAAGAGATCACCACCACCATCGGCAGCGCTATCTCCCGGGGGGACATTGCATGGAACAGCGACGGATATACAGGATATGCCACGCTGTACGCCACCATCTCCGGAAAGAGCGGGCGGGTCACGGTGGGCACGGTATCCATCGACGCCTATGACGCTTACTCTGCGGGCGGGGGCGGATCCAGTCATACGCAGCGAAACAATATGTACTGCTCCGACGCTGTAGTGATTGGCAGCGGAAACACTGAATACACCTTCACCGCCACGCTGCCAAGCGGGCGTTTTTCAAAGGGCAACAGTTACGACTTCTGGAGGTAGCAAGAATGGACGAGAAGAAGCAGAACGAGCTGGCGGAGCAGATCGGCGAGGTTTACGACAGGCTGCAGCGGCTTGTGATGCCCGCAACTCCGGATAACGCGGAAACATTGAGCGGGGTATACGGAATGCTGCGGTACATTTACCAGGCGATGACGGAGCCGGCCGAAAAGGGGGCGGATGCGGATGTTTCAGATTGACCTTGAGACCATGCGGATCGAGATGCACAAGGGCGACACCGGAAGCTTTTTGGTCACCGCGGAGAAAGAGAGCGGAGAGGCCTGGACGGCGGATGACCGGATGATCTTTACCATAGCCGCCGCGGACAACAGCGTGGTGCTGGAAAGATACTACCGGCTGGACAGCGGGCGGACAAGCGTGGAGCTGGAAGCCGGGAAGGCGCTGATCGAGATCCACAACGACGACACGGACGACTGGGCCGTAAGCACGTATTCCACCCAGCTCCGCTTTGTGGGCGGGGCCGTTTGGGACGGGGAACCGGTCACGGACGACGTGGCGGACTCCCTGGCGATTGATTCGCACATCGTCGAGGGCGTGCCGGTGCGGACCGCGCTGCAGAGCACACTGCAGCTGAAGACCATTTACGGAGGTGTATAAGGGATGAGCGACCTGAACGAGAGCGTCCACGTAACTTTTGACGATGCTACCGTGATCACCGTGCCGCTGGTGACCAACCTGACGGCCACCAACGCCGCGCCTACGGCCAAGACGGTCGGCGACGCGCTGGCGGCCAAGGTGGACGCCGGGAGCGTCATGCAGCACGTGCGGATAACAGTGGACGGCGTGCAGAGCGACAACCAGGGCGTGGTGCTGATCGACGGCACCCAGATTCCGGCAGACGGGAGCGACGGCGCCCAGACCATCCGGCAGGCCCTGGACAGCATCGGGGCCAGAACCGGCGCGGATATCCCCTACCAGTCCGGGGCCGAGAACACGGAGACCATCAAGGACGTGGTGGACGGGATCCAGGAGACGGTCAGCGGGATCCAGGACGACCTATATGGCGACCAGATCCCCGTGGACAGTACTGAAGGCGCCCAGAGCATCAAGGCAGCCATTAACGAGGTGTCGAACAATCTGGCGGGGAAAGAGGCGTCCAACATCCCCTATGACACGGGTGTCAGCATCAAGGCCAAGATGGACACGATTGACGCCGCCGTGCCGATCGGGGTGCACTTCAGCGCGAACGCCGCCATGAGCCGGGACGCCTACCTGGACAGCCGGATCACGGCGGACCATGTGGTGGCCAGCATGTCGCTGGTCAACGGCGCGGATATCACCTGGTACACGGAGGCGGGCAAGCTGAGCGTGGAATGCCAGGGCGGAATCCCGGAGATGACGCTGGTGCTGATCGTGCCGGCGGCGGCCGAATGAGGAGGGATTGACCGTGTTCAACCTTAACATTGACACCGGGGAGATCATCATGACCACCGGCGACACCGGGGAGATCCCGTTCCGGATCAGCGGGTTTGACTTCGCGAATGTGGATTACCGCGTGGTCTTTTGCGCCCGGAACCGGGGGAAGAAGATTAAGGAAGAGTATTACACGCTCGACGAAAACGGGCGGTTTTTGGTCAGCATCGTGAACAGTGACACCGACCAGATCCCGGGGCCGGCGACCTGCTATTATGACGTGACCGTGGTGGTGGATCCCGTTTTCAACCAGGGCGGAAAGATTATTGACGGCAGCTTTGTCCGGACGCTGATCCGGCCGACCCGGATGACCATCCGGTCCGCTGAGCGGATGATTTGAGTGAAAAATGACAGGAGGACGCTGAGAGATGAGCGAGAACAACGCGAACGGCACCAATGAGATCGTGCTGAGCATTGAAATGAGCGACGCCATCAGCGCGCAGACCGCCGAGGCGTGGGCTGTTGGCAAGCGTGGCGGCGTAGACGTGGCGGACACGGATCCGACATACCACAATAACGCCAAGTACTACGCGGAGCAGTGCGCCGGCGCCGAGCAGGCCGCCCAGGACGCCGAGGAAGCCGCGGCGCAGGCCGAGAGCGCGAAGACGGACGCGGAGGCTGCGCGGGACCGGGCCGAGGCTATCGGGGCCGGAGCCGCGCAGAGCGCGGGAGCCGCAGCGGAAAGCGCACAGGCCGCCGCCACCGCCAAGGCCGGGGCCGAGAGCGCCCAGACCGCAGCCGCCGGAAGCGCCAACTCCGCAGCGGCTGCCGCCACCAGCGCCGCCAGTTCCGCCAGCACCGCGACCGGGGCCGCGGCTGCAGCGTCCTCCAGCGAGACTGCAGCGGGACAGAGTGCGTCCGCAGCTGCCGGCAGTGCCACCGCCGCGGATCAGAGCGCCCAGGCTGCCGCCCAGAGTGCCGAGGATGCCCAGGAGGTGCTGGACTCCATCCCGGCGGATTATAGCCAGCTGAGCGATGATGTATCTGGATTAAAGAGCGCAGTTAATAACGTAGAAAATCGGATTGATGCGATAATAGATATTGATTACGGCAAGAACAGATACGATTTATCTGCAAAAACAGCAAGCACATATCTGAATCCGACCACAGGCGAAACAACACCGTCAACCGGAGGATACGATACTTCTGATTTTATCCCTGTTCCGGTTGGGGAATACGCTACGTTTTCTCAAAAATCATGGGCAGGGAGAATTGAGTTATCCGTAAATTCATACGCTTTTTATGATAGAAACAAAACGTTTATTCCGTCAAGCGGGAGCACATATAAAACGAATGTCCTTGTCCCTTCCGGTGCTTATTACATCCGTATTTGCTTCAGTTCAAGTGCCGCTGATGTCATGGTAGAAATTACGGACGATGGGGTATTTACTACACCGTATGTTGCGTATTTTCCCCCAAAATATGAACTTGATGATAATATTCATGTTGACGGCTCGCAGGTTGACGGCATTACTGATGCAATAGAACAGGAAACAGTAAAAGGATTCAATGTTGTAAAAGCAGGAATAGATGGGGTAGGGGCATATTATTCATCAAACGGAAGCACCATTACCTTCGATGGCAGTGCTACTTCATATCATTATGCTATCATTCCTGTAAAAAAGAATACACGGTATTATACAAATGTAAAGGCAAGCTATTGGATTCTTGTGAATGAAGGGGAAACGATTGTTTCTTATGGTTCTTGGTATAACAAATTCTTTATTGACACAGGAAACGCTGTAAAACTGTATTACACGATTGATATCGGATCATGGAATGCGGGGTTGATAATCGCAGAAGGGATGAGTGGAACTTCTGCGAACGTATCAAAACCGTCTTTTATACAGGGCTTGAACCAACTTATGGCAGATTCATGGTTTGCGGCCGCATTGCCTTTCCCCAAAATCAGATTTACACAGGGATTGGAAGAAAAACTTTACTACCACAACATGATTGCCCTTTCAATAAATGATATTAATTTGAACATTGGCGGACAGGCAACAAAGCAGGACGATGGGGTGGTTTATAACCCTGTATCAACTGTATCTGATGGGAATGGATATTTCTATACCGTATATGATTCAAATATGTCCATCGTGGCAAACAGCGTAAACGGTTCAACAAACAGAATATATGTTGTTGCTGATAATGTGCAGAATTGTTCTGCCTTGATTATCGGTGACAGCATTATTGCGTATGGTGGGATCGGTCAACAGTTGCTTTCCATGTTTGCCGAAAGAAACAAAACGATTACTTTGCTTGGAACACTTGGAACGGGTGATAACAAGAATGAGGGACGGGCAGGATGGAAATCAAGTGATTATTTCACAGACAAAACATACGATAGCGTTGTCAACCCGTTCTATAATCCTTCTACGGAAACGTTTGATTTCAGCTTTTATATGTCAAATAACGGCTATTCTTCCGTTGATTATGTGGTTCTGCATATCGGTGCGAATGACCTGTACAATACACCGATGAGTGAAGCAAGAGCGCAGATTGCTGAAACGGTAGGTAATATCTGTGCTATGATTGACAGTATTCTTGCCTTCAATCCAAATCAGAAAATCATCCTTGAACTGTTCTCGCCTGTGACAAAGAATACGCAGTATTTGGACAACATAGCGCAGAAAGAAATCCGTGCAAAATTCACAAACTGCAATGCTGTTCTGATGTATGAGGTCACGAAATACAACGATAAAGTAAGGGTATCAAATGATTATCTTGTTCTTGACCCGAATACGGATATTGCTGACAACATTCACCCTAACGCAGGAGGATTTGTGAAACTTGGCAAAGCCCTGTTTTCACAGATAAATTGTTGGCAGTAGTACCTTAAATAACACTTTAAAGGAGAGCCCGCTATGTGGCGAAAGTTTTATGATGGATGGTTTGAATATTATTACAACATTGAAACAGGAGAACGTAAATTCAAACTTGATCCAGATGATATTCTGATAGAGTAAATAACGCATTAAATATGAATTGGGGTATTATCGTGGTTATTAAAATAGATGAAAATGGAACCATAAAATGGATATTTCACAGAAAATCATACAAGAAAGCCAGATGGCTGAGATTGGGAACACGATTGCTTGAGGATTTTCAAAAAGATACAGGAGCCCACGGCTTAATATTCGTTGTCTGGAACAGATAAAATAACACAACAACATATAAGGAGAAGCATATGGAGAAAGATGAATTGATTAAAAACTTATCCGAAGTATTGCCAGACAATGCAGATATAACATTCGCTACAGTAACATGGTGGGATGATGACGGTGCGCATAATTGGGATACAGACGATAAAATAATACTTTAAGAACGGAGGGATAAAATGTCTTTTGCAGATGCTGTTTTAGCCATGAAACAGGGGAAGAGAGTTCGTATGCCGTGGTGGGGAGGATATTGGTACATCTCAGACGGTACACTTAGAATACATTGTGTTGATGATAAAGACTTCAACGCATTTAGCAAAGAAAATACAGAACCGCTTTACACTTTGTCATTTATGACTGCGAACTGCTGGGAGTTAGTACCGGATTAAATAACACTTTAACACAGATATTGGATGAAGGAAGGGAGCTTAAAATGGCAAGTGGAGTTATCCAGGGGAATCCCATTATCGACTACGGGAAAGTGATTGAAGGGACAATTGAACCGACCACCGCAGAGGCTCCCAGCACGGCTTTTGCGGTCGATTTCGGTAAGACCTTCCCTGAGCCGCCTTTCGTTATGGCGCATGTGTATCCTCAAACCAGATACACGGATAGAGCTATCTATATAACGACCATCACCAACATCACCACAACGGGCTGCGTGATCAATGTCGTTAATCCTTATACAAGCGCAACATCGCTGAATAATGTCAAATGCATCGAATGGATGGCGGTGTATCACAGATGATCCAGTTCCTGGCGGGTCTGCTGGTCGGGGCCTGCACGGCCGTGTTTGTGGTGGCGCTCGTATTCGCTGGAGGTGATGATGGCGATGATCCAGAGGGATGACATGATCCGGCTGTTCCAGAAGATGTATAAGGAACACTGGAGCTACGAATGGGGCGCTGCCACGAAGGGCTGTGTGGATTGCTCCGGTGCGCTGGTATACGCCTATATGCAGCTGGCCGGGAAGAGCGTCATCCACGGCAGCAACGGTCAAGCGCGGCGCTGGATCACTGGCAGCATGATGCCGATCAGCATGGCGCAGCCTGGGATGGTCGCCTTCAAGGCCCGGAAGCCTGGCGAGGAAGATTATGATCTGCCAGAGCGGTACAGAGAGCACGGCGCGAGCTACACCGGGGACCTGATGGATTATTATCACGTTGGGCTTGTCGATGAGGATCCGCGCTATGTACTTAACGCCAAGAGCACCAAGGCGGGATTCTGTCGGGATCAGTTGGCAGCGTCACATGGCTGGGACTTTGTGGCGTACCTGCGGGACGTGGAGTACCCTGGCGGGAGCGATGATAAAGGAGAAGGTGGAAAGATGATGCAGGCGGTGGTATCACTCCCCAGCGGGGCGGCAGGATCCACGGTCAACATGAGGGAAAAGGCTATGACATCCGCGCCGCTGATCTGCCGGGTTCCGGTGGGATCTGTGGTGGATATCCTGACCGACCAGGGCACCTGGTGCAAGATTGACTATATCGGTAAGCAGGGCTGGATGATGTCAAACTACCTGGAATACACCGGACAAGAGGGCGAAGCCAGCGGAGATCCGTTAACAGAAGAAGAGCGAGCCAAGATCGAGGCGGCGCTGGTGGAAATCGAAAAATCTATAGAAATAGTCCGGGCGACATTAGGGAGAGGTTGATAACCATGTGGGAGTTTATCTTGAAGTATTGGGTCGAGTTTCTTTTTGGAATCATTGCCGCGGGCTTAATTGCCGGATATAAAAAGCTGGCCTCCAAGGTGCAGACCAATAAGGACACCGAGAAGGCCATAGCCGACGGGATGCAATACTTACTTATGTTTAAACTGCGGGAAGAGGGCGAAAAGTATCTTTCCGAGGGCCGGTGCTCAATCGATCAGAAGCACGAATTTGAAAAGGTATATAACGCTTATCACGCATTGCGTGGAAATGACACGATAACAGCTTTGAAGGACAAAGTTCTGCAGCTACCAATTTGATTAATGAATAATAATCAATAATAATGTTATTTGGCGAAGGGAGGATTAATTTAATGAATTGGGATTGGAAAGAATGGGCATTGGCGGCATTGGTCAGAGCGGTCAAGACTTTTGCTCAGACCTTCGCGGCGATGATCACTGTTGGCGCGGCATTCAGCGAAATTGATTGGCTCCGGGCGCTTTCCGTCTCCGGCGTTGCCTTCGTCCTGAGTATCCTGACAAGCCTGGGCGGTCTGCCGGAGGTCGAGAAGAAGCAACCACCCGATCAGGAACCAGACCAAGAGTAAAATTTAGTGGGCTACATGTGGGCTACACGAAACGCTGTAGCCATTGAAAAATAACGCTTTACCTCACGACTACGAATCAAAAGGTCGTGGGTTCGAATCCCGCCGGGCTCACCAAGAAAACCCCGAAGTTTCAAGGCTTCGGGGTCTTTTTTACGTTTTGGATTATTCGTCATTTTTGGCGATTTGTTCTCCCGGTGGGCTACACGGTGGGCTACATCATTTCAGGCGGTTGGTGATCTTCCGGAGATCCTGGACTGTGGAGGACTGGTAGCGTTCCTGGGTGAAAGTGTAATCTGTATGACCCATCAGCCGGGCCTTGTCACCAGTGTCGCCTGGCGCCCTCTTGATCAGGTTGCTGTAAGTGTGCCGGCAGCTGTATGGCACTTTGCCGGTGATGCCAAGCTTGGCCATGAGCGGGTCAAAGCAGTATTTTCTGAAATATTCGTGGGTCATCTGCTTTCCTGTTTTTAGATTCGGGAAAAGCAGATCTCCGTCTGCCTCCGCCCGCTGGATGATGATGTCGGCGATCGCCGGAGGAATTGTGACGATCCGATCAGTTCCGGCTTCCGTCTTTCCGCCGCCGATCAGGTACTTGCCCTGCTTGTTGTATGCTTCCTTCTTCAGCTCCAGCAGCTCTCCAGGGCGAAAGCCGGTAAAACAGAGGGCCATCACATAATCCGCATACAGTTCTACACCGACCGCCTGCCGAATCCGGGCAAGCTCAAGATCCGTGAAAGGCTCATGGGTGGAGGTGGCGTCGTTTCCGGTGTAGAGGTTCGCGGTGATGTTTTTTGTAACCATGTCGTTATCCAGGGCGAATTTCCAGATCAGGCCGGCCACCACCTTCATCAGCTGTTTGGTTCGCTTCCCGGCTTGGCAGTCGTTAATCTGGGCCTGAAGCTCCGCGGGACGGATCATGCTGATCGGCCTGTATGCGATTTCGCGGAAATGCTTAAACGCGGCCTTATATCCTGCCATTGTGGACGCGCCGATTCTTCCCTGATAGCCCTCTGACCATTCGGTAAAGACTTTCTCCATGCTGATGTTGGAAGCGCTCAGAGGGCCGTTTTTGAGCGTCTCAGCGTAGGCCAGGGCCTCGCCTTTTGTCTTGAATCCGCCTTTTGTGGGCCTGCTGCGGATCAACTTCCCGTTTTCATCCGTGCCGGAGGTGGATGATATGCGGACCGTCCAGGTGGATCCACGCTTATAGGCCGTACCGGTGCCGTTCCCGCGCTTCTTAGTGGCGGAGCGCTGGATGACGATATGTCGGCCGCAGTAACAGCAGATCAGCGCATCGTCCGGGATATCCTTATGGCAGCGGGGGCAAATCATGTCCGCACCTCCAAATCTAAAAGCTTCCGAACGGCCGCTTGTGTTCCGGGATCCGCGAGATGGTAAGCTACAGCAAGCCGCTCATCAAAGGAAAGTTCTTTTTCAACAGGTTCATCTCCAGTCATCAACCAACCAGCATCCACACCAAGGGCTTTTGCGAGCTGATACACCTTGTCCTGTTTCGGAACATACTTACCGTTAATGTAATTACTGATAGAACCTTTGTCTATCCCGCTTGCCTTTGCAAGTTCAGAGGCAGTAATTCCGCGGTCTGCGATTACGCTCAACAGCCTGTATCTGAATTCTTCCATTTTGGTCACCTCCTGCGAATAGAATACCATGCACTGGACACAAATACAAGAAATCTTAAAAAAAATGTTTAGAAAGTTAAATTTTCTTGTTGACAGGTTAAATCCGCAGTGATAAGATACTCACAGTTGAGAAATCTCAACCACAAAATCCGAAGGAGGTGAGCGGATGCCGAAGGTACAGTTTGACTACTCGAAACTTCTTGGACGGATCAAAGAAAAGTGCGGATCTCAGCGTGAATTCTCGAAAGCGCTTGGGATTAGCGAAACGTCCATGTCTGCAAAGCTGACAGGACGCGCTTTCTTTACTCAGCAGGAAATCGAGCGGTCGAAAAAGATCCTGGACATCGAGCCGGGAAAGGTATCATCTTATTTTTTTACTGAGCGGGTTTAGGTTTCTAAACCGCGAGAGGAGTGGAACCATGCCGAACGCTTATGGCTTGAAAGATTGCCCGTTCTGCGGATCTGACCATGTCAGGATCATGTTCGGCCTTACCGGCGAGATCACTGGAGTTTACTGTTGCCATTGTCACATGATCGCGAAATGGTCGAATCTTCCAACATTGCCAAAGGGGCAAGAAATTTTCGAGACAGTAATCAATCAATGGGTGAAAGCCTGGAACCAGAGAGGAGTGGAACCATGACCAACGATATGGCGCTCCGAGATCTGATCGTCAAGAGGGATCTTGGCCGGATCTGGGTGAGCGCATCGGAGGCGGCGGAGATCCTGGGCTGTCAGTCGGCATCCCTGACGAACGCCGCGAACAAGAAAGGCACCCTGGGCGACCTTCAATTCTTCTGGGCCGGAACGGTGCTGAAGATCAGCGTGATGAGCCTGATCCGGTTCATCAGCGGCGGGTATCCGCTGCGGGACATATTCAGAGAGGAGTAATGATAATGGAAAAGTGGAATTATACGAGCAATGACGAGATCCTGACGAACATCCAGCTGGCGGCGCTGAATAACATCTCCATGGTTCTCAATGATTGGGACGGCCTGATCGCGGAAGCAAAGATCAATGTTATCCAGGGCATCCTCTGCATGGTCGCCGATGTGGATAAGCAGATCGCGATTGAGAAAAACAAGGATGCCGACAAATGAGAGAAAAAGAAAAGCCCGGAGCAGCTGCAACTACTCCAGGGCGAGAAAGGAATGATACCGTGAAACAGTATAGCATAAAAGACCGACTTTTAACAGCCCTGGCCGTTGTCCTGGTGCTGGGTGATATCGCCCTGGGGGCGCTGATCTGGCAGCGGGAACGCGAAGAACAGCAGGAAGCCCTCCGGAACTCCATTCCGTTTACCAATCAATGCATCGAGTGGACCGGGGCCGGATACCAGCAGATCGGAGGCGGAGCGAATGATTGATAAATGCCTTCCGCTTCCGAATGTGGCCGGACGCTGGACTTCCGGCGGGAAGTACCCTGACACGGTCTGGGTGGAGATGAGCGACGGGAAGAAGATCGCCTATGATATCCGGATCGAACAGCCAGCGCTCCAGGAACGGCATGAGGATCATGTGGGATATAGGAGGCGGACACCATGATTTTGAATGAACGACCGACCTGTGACGGCTGCGAGCATTGCCGTCTGAGGATGCAGAGAGATGCCGGTGGGTGGGAGGCTTACTGCACGGCCCTGTCCAAAGGCGGAAAGCTAATCGCCGTGCAGTATGGATTAAAGCTTAATTGGGCGAAACGCGAGTTGCTGGACCGGCTGAACACGCGGATCTGCCCGTCATGGTGCCCTAAGTGGCAGAGAGGAGATAAATGATGACACTGTATGAGATTGACAATGCAATTCTGGCCTGCGTGGAACCGGAGCCGAAGACGATCTGGGAGCGGTTTATTGATTGGCTGAATAAATGAAAGGGGAATGGATATCTGAATGGATTATCAGGACTTTCTGAATAACAAAACATTCGTCCTGGAATCGAAAGGATTTGACGTCGAAAAGGAAGATCTGAATGCGATGCTGTTTTCATTCCAGCTGGATATTGTCAGATGGGCATTGGCAAAGGGCCGCGCGGCTGTCTTTACCGATTGCGGAACCGGCAAGAGCGCGATTCAGCTTGAATGGGCAAACAAGATTCACGAGCTTTCCGGCGGTGATGTTCTGATCGTAGCCCCGCTGGCCGTAGTCGAGCAGACGCGCCGGGAGGGCATAAAATTCGGAATTAACGTCACTGTTTGCGCGTCTCAGGAAGACGTCCAGAGCGGAATCAATATAACGAATTATGAAAAGCTGGATCATTTTATAGCAAACAGATTCCAAGGCGTCGTCCTCGATGAAAGCTCAATACTGAAGAGCTATTCCGGCAAAATGCGGAATCAGATCATAAACGCATTCATGGAAACGCCGTATAAGCTCGCATGCACAGCAACACCAGCGCCGAACGATTATATGGAGCTTGGAAACCATGCCGAGTTTATCGGAGTGATGACAAGGGCGGAAATGCTGGCCATGTTCTTCTGTCATGATGGCGGGGATACATCCAAATGGAGGCTGAAAGGACATGCGCGGGACCTTTACTGGCAGTGGATGGCAAGCTGGGCCGTATTCATGGATAATCCGCGGACGCTTGGATATGACATCGAAGGTTATGACCTGCCGCCGCTGAACGTTGAACAGATCATCGTGGACGGCGACGCGCCAATATATCAAACAATGAGCTTGATGGAACGCAGAGAAGCGCGGCGCAAATCAATGCCGGAACGCTGCCAGGCGGCCGCGGATCTGGTTAATGGAAGTGAAGAGCAGTGGATTGTGTGGTGCGACCTGAACGCGGAAAGCAACCTTCTGCATAAGCTGATACCGGACAGCGTAGAGATCCAGGGAAGCGACAGCCCGGAGAAAAAGGCCAGCGCGGTTATTGATTTCACGAATGGCGATACCCGGTGCATCGTTTCCAAGTCAAGCATATTCGGTTTCGGCGTCAACTGGCAGCAGTGTCATAACGTGGTTTTTGTCGGACTGAGCGATTCATATGAGCAATATTATCAGGCGGTTCGGCGCTGCTGGAGATTCGGCCAGGATAAAAACGTCAATGTTTATATCATTATCTCCAAGAATGAAGGCGCAGTTCTGGAAAACATCAACCGGAAAGAAGCGGACAGCCGGCAGATGATAAACGAGATGGTGAAATATACGAAGGACATCACAAAGAAAGAGCTTAAGCGGACGTCGCGACTGAGCGCACCATATAACCCGAAGAAGGAAATGGTGCTTCCGCAATGGGAGGAATTCAATCATGAATGTGCTTGACCAAGTAGTCAAACAGAAATACGCCATTTATAACGGCGATTCGTGCGAGGTGATAAAGGGGATCCCGGACAACAGCATTCATTACACGATCTTTTCCCCGCCTTTCGCGTCCCTCTACACATACAGCAACAGTGACCGGGACATGGGGAACTGCAAAGGGGATAAGGAATTTGCAGAGCATTTTCGTTTCCTGATCGATGAACTGTACCGGGTGACGATGCCGGGGAGACTGCTGTCCTTCCACTGCATGCAGCTTCCACTGTCGAAAGAGCGGGATGGGGTCATCGGCCTGAAGGATTTCCGCGGGGAACTGATCCGCATGTTTCAGGCGGCTGGATTCGTATACCACAGCGAAGTAACGATCTGGAAGAATCCAGTCACGGCGATGCAGCGAACAAAGGCCCTGGGACTGCTTCACAAGCAGCTGAAGAAAGACAGCTGCATGAGCCGCCAGGGGATCGCTGATTTCCTCGTAACGATGCGGAAACCGGGAGACAATCCGGAAAGGGTAAGCCATACAAATGAGAGCTTCCCGGTGTACGTCTGGCAGCATTACGCCAGCCCTGTGTGGATGGATATCAAAGAATCCGACACGCTGCAAAGGAAGAGCGCGAGGGAAGAAAAAGATGAGCGCCACATCTGCCCGCTTCAACTGGAAGTGATCCGGCGTGGGATCGAGCTGTGGACAAATCCTGGAGATATCGTGCTGGATCCATTCACCGGGATTGGTTCGACAGAATACGTTGCGCTGAAATCAGGTCGGCGAGCGATCGGGTGCGAGCTGAAGCCCAGCTATTACAAACAAGCCGTTGCCAACTGCCTCGCGGCGCTGGATGAAGGGATCGTTGAGGATCTGGCGGACGCCAAAGTGGAATTTGCCGCCGATAAGAAGGAACAGAACCAGATATCAATGTTTGAATTATAAGGAGGGGAAAAATGACACTGTACGAAATCGATGCCGCGATCCTGGCGTGTACGGATCAGGAAACCGGCGAGATTGTGGATCCGGAAGCGCTGACCGCGCTGCAGATGGAGCGGGAGAAGAAGCTGGAAGGCGTGGCCCTCTGGGTGAAGGATCTGAAAGCCGAGGCGGAGGCCATCGGAAACGAGATCAAGGCCCTGACGGCCCGGAAGAAAGCCGCTGAGAATAAGGCCGAGCGGTTGAAAGCCTGGTTGGGTGAAGCGCTGGAGGGCGAGATCTTCAAGAGCGCCAAGGTGCGCGTCAGCTACACCCATAACACCCGGCTGAACGTTATCGATGAGCAGAGCGTGGTGAATTATATCGAATCGCATTACACGGAGCCGGAGGAGCTGCTTCGGTACCAGCTGCCGGAGATCCGGAAGGACGCCGTCAAGGCCGCGATCAAAGACGGCGCGGAGATCCCCGGAGCCTATTTGGAAGCTACGGAGAGCGTGGTGATTAAGTAATGGGAATCCCTGTCATGATCATGGGAGAAAGCGGCAGCGGAAAAACCTACAGCATTAAGAACCTTGACCCCGACAAGGTTGGAATCTTCCTGGTGGAAAAGCCCCGGCTCCCCTTCCGGAAGCCGTTCAAGGTGGCCAAGAACGCCGGCTATTCCGCCATCCTGAAAACGCTTGCAGCTCCCAAACTGAAGACCTATGTGATCGACGACAGCCAGTATCTGCTGGTTAACGAGTTTTTCGACCGGGCTAATGAGGTCGGTTACCAGAAATTTACCGACCTCGCCCTGAACTTCCGGAACCTGATCCATTTTGTGGCCAGGAAAACGACGGATGATGTGATTGTTTACTTCCTGCATCATACCGAGGCGGATGTAAACGGCCGGGTGAAGGCCAAGACCATCGGCCGGATGCTGGACGAAAAGCTGACCGTAGAGGGGCTGTTTGATATCGTGCTGCGGACAGAAGTCACGCCGGAGGGGCACTTCTTCCGCACCCAGACCAACGGAAACGATACCGTCAAAACTCCGGAGGATATGTTCCCGGAACGGATTCCAAATGATCTCGCCCTGGTGGACAGGACGATCAGAGAATATTACTTCGGCACGGCCGAAACGAAAGAAACGGAGGAAGAATAACATGAAACCTATTGAAGGATTTAAGTCTGAGGCGCCCACGACCGCTTATCCCATGCTCCCGAAGGGCCTTTACAAGGCCGGAATCAAAGCCGTGAAGATTGACGGAGCTGAGCCTGATCAGCGTCTGGTCATCCGGCTGGAGATCATCGAGGGCGAATATGCCGGATATTACACCAAGCGTTATCAGAATGACAGCGCGAACAGCTCCGGCCGGTATGACGTCCGCTACAAGGGCGACTTCTCCCTGCGGATTCCGAACCAGGCGAACCCGAAGAGCCAGCATTTTGACTGGGATCTGCGGAGCTTCAACGGGAACATCTGGGCAATTGAGGACAGCAACCCCGGATATCATTGGGACTGGAACGAGCAGGGGCTTGTCGGAAAGACTGTCGGAATTAACGTCCGGCAGGGATCGTTCAACGGGATCCCCTACACCACCATCGGGCGGCTGGAAAGCACCCAGTTCATGGACGCCGGAAAATGCAAGGTCATGGCTGACATGAAGCCCCGCGTGAGCGGTACAACGGCAGAGGCCACCGTGCCCGCCGGGATGATGGTCGTGGATGAGGAAGTACCCTTCTGATGGTGCTGTATGAAGACACCCGGCAGCAGATTGGAAAGCATAGAAACGTTCATCTGTACTGCCAGCAGGCCGGAATCAAGATCATTCGCCAGGCGCTGAACGTTGGTGATTATCAGATCGCCGGGAAGGGCGATATCAGCGTTGACACCAAGATGGGCGTTCTGGAGCTGGCCGGGAATGTGTTTCAGGATCATGAGCGGTTCCGCGCTGAGTGCCTCCGGGCGCAGGAGTGCGGGATCCAGTTGATCATCCTGGTTGAGGAATTATTGCCGGGGGGCCGCCTTGATCGTTGGCGGCCTCCCATTGGATGGAACGGCAGACCTGTGGCGCGGTTTGATCCGGCAATCCTCCGGAAGGCCATGATCACCATGCAGCAGGAATATGGCGTTAAGTTTCGTTTCTGCGACGGGCGAAGCACCGGAAAGCAGATCATTGAATATTTGGAAGGGGCGAAAAAATGAGCGAGAAACCAAGTTCTCTATCCCCTGAGATCCGGGACATCTGGACAGACGTTTATAAGTTTCACGCCACTTTTGAAGGAATGGGCAATTCCGAGGAAGACTGGACGCGCTGCGCTTACACCATGGGCCAGATGGCAGCGCAACACAATAATCATCCTTTGGCGTTTCGGCTCCTGATGGCCGTTTATGACTATCTGGACGATATGCGGAAGCCGTTGGCAAAAGCAGAAGCAGAGAGGAGGGCGTGTATTGATCAGGCCGTTTAACACCGACCAGGGCAATTATTATACGGCGCTAAATAGCCCGAAATGGTTCGAGACCAGACAGGCCGTGCTGGATCGCGACGGCAACAAATGTCGTTTCTGTGGATGCACCGATAATCTGCAAGCGCATCATATCAGATACCAGAACGACCGCGGAGAGACTGATTATTTTGATAAAAAATATATTGTTACCCTCTGCCGGAAGTGTCATCAGATTGTATCTGATGCGGTGAACGAGGCGAAGCAGACGAAAATTGAGGTTCCGGCTTTCATGGTGAAGCCTGGGATATCCGCCGCTGTCCAGATCGAAAACAAGATTAAGCATGCCGCCTATTGTGCAGAAGCTGATCTTGTGGCAGCTACTTGCTTTAAGATCTGGAAAAGAACGCTTGATACCGATTGTGGCGTTGTGAATATGCGGAATCTTAGCGTTCTTCAACCTATAGGCGAGGTTGTCCGCGCCTCTATCGAATATCAGGCCGGAATGACTGCCATGGGCTACGGTGTGGCGTTTTCAGAGCGGACAATCAATCTGATTACGCAGTACATCGCGGAAGGCTACAATCATTATCTGAGAGAAGGGCACACAGATTACGATGTGCAGCGTTTTTTTAAACTGACACCGAACCAGATGGTAAGAGTCAGAAGGCAGGCTGAGCGGCTGCTAAAAAACGGAGCTGATGGCGGTGGCTGAGAAAAGCACATTTGTGAAGTTCGACAGAAATTTGCTGAAGTGGCGATGGTTTCAGCATCCGAAGACGCTGGCGGTCTGGATCTGGTTGATCATGAAAGCCAATGTTGAGGACCATGATTTTGAAAAGGAAACCATCCACCGCGGTGAAGTTGCTACCAGCCGGAGAAGGATAAGCGCCGACACAGGGCTGACAGAGCGAGAAGTCAGAACAGCTCTTGAACACCTAAAATCGACCGGCGAAGTGTCCGTCAGAATAAGGCCCAAATATCAAGTAATTTCAATACCTGAGTACAGCAAGTATCAGGATGTTCCGTCCGGCAGAGCGTCCGGCAAGAGTCCGTCAAGAGTCCGGCAGGCGTCCGGCAAGAGTCCACAATATAAGAATGTAAGAAGTAAAGAAGAAAAGAATGAAAAGAATGATTGTGTGCACACACCACCATCGCGGGCGGAAGTTGAGGATTTTTGCAAAGGTCTTGGCATAACGACAGATATTGACGCCTTTTTGCAATACAACAGCGCCACGGGCTGGAAGATCGGCAGGACGAAGGTGGAAGACTGGAGACCGCTGCTCATGAAATGGGTATCCCATGATGACAGCAGCACTATCAATTCAAACAATGACGATGGGCTGGACGACTTCGGCCGGCCCATCAGAAAGGAGATTTGATGTCTTACGCAATCAATGAGGATGAGATCCGGAAGACAATAGCCGTATTCCATCCAGACGGCGGGATTTTTGAAGTCAGGCTTGTTGACGGAAAGTGGAACGCTGCCGGAGTCTTTAACGATGCGGATCAGCTGATCAATGAGCTGAAGACGGCGAGGATCCGGCCGAACGCGAACGTTTATATGACGCTCAACCGGGTTCATGAAGCTTGTCTTTCGCGGAAACACAATAATCATTTTGTGGAGTACATTTCCCCTACTGTCGGTGACAATGATATCACCTGGTATGATTGGCTGCTGATTGATGTGGATCCGAAGAGGCCCGCCGGAACAAGCTCCAGCAAGGAAGAGCTTCAAGGCTCCAGGGAGAAAGCAAAGCAGATTCTGGAATACCTGAAGAACCGCGGATGGAATGATCCTGTTGTTTGTCACAGCGGAAACGGCACCCATCTGCTGTACAAGATCAGCATTGACAAGACGGAAGAACGGAAGCAGATGATTTCAAACGTTCTTCAGGCGCTGAATATGCTTTTCGACGACGGCACGATGGATATTGATACGACTACGTTCAATCCGAGCCGGATCTGTAAGCTGTATGGCACGGTCGCCCGGAAAGGCGCAAGCACGGAGAGCAGACCCCACAGGATGAGCAGAATCGTCCGCGTGCCGGAGAAGATCGAAGAAGTACCGAGGGCGCTGCTGGAAGCTGTGGCCGGACTGCTGCCGAAACAGGAACATCCTCAACGCTATAACAATTACAACCCCGGCCAGTTTGACCTTGACGATTGGATCCTCCGGCACGGCGTGGAGGTTACCAGCCGGACGACATGGGCACAGGGCGAAAAGTGGATCCTCGCCCACTGCCCTTTCAATCCGCAGCACACCCACAAGGACGCCGCCATATTCAGATCCAGAGACGGAAAGCTGGGTTTCAAATGTCTTCATGCCTCATGTTCTGACAAAGGATGGAAAGAATTCCGGCAGTTCTATGAGCCTGATGCATACCAGGCGAAAGAGGTCCAGCCGGCGGTTCCGAATTATCTGCTGACAAAGCCGGCCGGCTTCGGGCAGCTGCCTGAGGTGCCTGCCATGGCTCCGCCGCAGCAGGAAGACGCGCCGATCGGGCCGGTGTTCCGGACGACAGAAGAGATCAGGAACAGAGTCGTCCCTGCAGAGGCTCATATCCTGACCGGTATCACCGGAATTGATGATCGGATGATCGGGTTGAAAAAAGGATATGTTTCTGTTCTTTCTGGGCTTCGGTCCGCCGGGAAGTCTTCCATCCTGAGTCAGCTGGTGATTCAGTGCAGGGAGCAGGGGTTAAAATGTGCTCTGTTTTCCGGGGAAATGATCGATAAACAGGTATTGAAATGGCTGACGCTTCAGGCAGCTGGAAAAGCCCACGTTCACGGGACGCAGTATGAGAAAGTCTTCTATCCGAATGATGGAGCGGCTGAAGCAATCTCTCGATGGTTGGACGAATTTGTGTATGTCTATAACAATGATTATGGGAACCAGTTCACTGAGATGGAAAAGCACCTGATCCGGATCGTTGAGGAAAAGAAGCTTGACCTTGTGCTGCTGGATAACCTGATGGCCATGAACGTGGAGAATCTCGACCGGGATCTGTATGTTCGGCAGACCAAATTCGTGAAAGAGCTGAAGCGAATGGCCCAGAGCCTGAACATTCATGTTATGTTCGTGGCGCACCCGCGGAAAAGCTCCGGCTATCTCCGGATGGATGATATCAGCGGTAGCGGTGATCTGAGCAACGCAGCAGACAATGTTTTCATCATCCACCGGGTAGATGAAGACTACAAAAAGGCCACCCAGCAGTTTTTTCAATGGAAGGCCACAAACCCGCTTTATCAGGCGGACAATGTGATTGAGATCTGCAAAGACCGTGACCTGGGCAACCGTGATGTTTATGTCCCACTATGGTTTGAGAAGGAAACCAAGCGACTGAAAAACGATGTGGCCGAGTATATCCATTACGGCTGGGAAGCAGGTTTTGATCCGGCCACAGATTTTGAACTGGTTGATATTCCGGATGAAGATCTGCCGTTTTGATCGAGAGGGCGGTGAAAAGCATGGTTGATATTCGCCTGAAGACTTGCCTGATCATTAAACGCGGACCGTGGTACCTGGTAGGCTGGAATCACTTTTACCATCGGCTCAATTGGAGCATGAGCTGCTATGATGCCTGGCGAACCAGAGACATCGAAGCGGCCCGGCGAGTGGTAGCTAAGACCGGCGGGGAATTGTACTTATTCAATCCTGCTGCAGCACAATTGGAGGTGTTTTCATGAGACTGAAACTGTTTGATAAGCTCCGGAGAAAAGCCCAGTGGAACGTGTTCAATATGTTCGATCTGAATGAGTTCGCTGAATGTTCCCGCTGCGGAGCTGAGGTCGAACCGGACTTTTCGCTGTTCCCGGAAATCATCTACCCGGAGCGCTGCCCGGAGTGCGGGGCCAAGATGGTGGACACCGTGGCGGTCAGCTGATTGGAGGGAATGCGATTGTTTGTGATTGTGAACGCACGGGGCAAGGGAAAGGTCTACTTCGTTAAGATTCAGAAGAGCAAAAAGACGATCTGGACGCTTGGCCCTTATGGCGAGATCCGGCAGAAGCGCGGAGGCGAGCTTCAGACCGTGCATGAGGAATCCGTGGCAGTATACACGGAAGACGTGCAGAAAGCGGCGACATACGAAACCAGAGAAGCTGCGGAGGCGGTGATCACGGAGAATTCAATATTGCAATTCTGTCAGGTGGTGAAGATCGATGGTTGACCGAGAGAAGGTTATCAAATGGTTGGAATGTTGCGCAACCGGAAAAGTTTGTTTTGCCGATTGCCCATACTTTAAAGAAGTTCCGATGACAGACGGAAGATGTATCACAGCATTGCAAGCTGATGCCCTTGCCCTGCTGAAAGACCAGGAAGCAGAAGCGAAATGGATTTATGGAGAAGACAAAACAGGCGTAGACGGATGGTATTGCTCAGAGTGCAACTTTTTTGAACCGTGGTTTTACGACTTTACTGATGATATTGATTTTATAAGGTTCTACGGACATTGCCCCAAATGCGGAAAAAGAATGACATCATACACAGGGAAACCAACGCAAGAAAGGCGGTGATATGATTGGATGTCGAGAGAATGAGAAAGGCCATGGCCAAGATGGGCTATAACCAGAAGAAGCTGGCAGACGCGTCAGGGATTACGCCGGAGGCTATTGGCCGTTACCTCAAGAATAAACGTATCCCTAACAGCTACCAGCTGCAGCAGATCGCCCACGCACTCCATGTAAGCATGGATTACCTCATGGGCGATGGCGACGAGAACGGAGGCGGTTAATGGAATGGTTAATCTAACCAAGATGCGAACATTGATCAGTATCGAGAACCGGATCGGCGAGAAGCGAGCGCGGGTTTTCTCTAGGGCCACGAAGATCACCACCTCGATCACAGGTATGCCGCACGGTGGCGGGAACCAGAGCAAGGTGGAAGCCGGAGCAATAGAGCTTGCTGAGATCGACGATGCATACGCCGAGGTATATGCTGACCTGTCCAGTATGCGGGCGGAGCTGTCTCCGCTTATTGGTTCCCTATCAAACCCAGACGACATAGCAGCACTCCGTTATCGGTACATCATCGGTGTCCCGCTGCGGGATATCCCCGGCATGATGTGTGTGTCAGAGCGGGCTATGTTCTATCACCTGTCGTCCGGGGAGCATCAGCTGACCAGGCTCTACCCTGATAACGTATGCCTACGGTGATGAATGTTTGCATTGATTTGCAGTAGATTTATGAAATATAATTATAATGGCCCTCCGGGCCATGCAGAAGCATCCGAACAATCGGGTGCTTTCTTTGCTTGTGGGTGCCAATGGGTTTCCACTCCTCACCCATCGGCGGGACGTGCGTATGCCCACTATGGGGGCGCGTGAGGAGGGAGGCGCACGACATGAGCAATGATCCGATAGCATATTTCTACACCACGCGAGCCTGGAGGAGGGCACGTAAGGGATACATAGCCGATAGAGGTGGACTGTGTGAGAGGTGTCTTGCGCGGGGTTTAATAGTCCCAGGCGAAGAGGTGCACCACAAGGTCAAGCTCACACCGGAGAACTTGAACGATCCTGCTATCAGCTTATCATGGCAGAACCTTGAGCTGCTATGCAAAGATTGCCATATGCAAGAGCATAGCAACACACGATGGCGAGCTGATGAGCTTGGCCATGTGACCCTATAGTCCCCCCTGGTTGTAAAATATTGTTTGGGGGTTGACAGC